CCGCAGGGCTTCGCGCTTCCAGTCCGGCTCAATGTTCCGCGAGATGGCGGCCAGCGATAGCGCGGCGGCATCCTTGTTGATCGCGGCCGAAATCGGAACCATGCCTTCCTTGGTCGCAACGATCAGATCGCCACCAGCGCGCATGGTGGCGCGCTTGCCCATAGGCGCGGTCAGGTCGTAGCGGCCGACAAGGTTCCACTCGGCAGCGGTCGAGCCTGCCGGGTTGCTGCCCTCATAAATCGCGGCCTCGCCCTCGGTCGTGACGAACACGCATTTGTCATCGATGCCGTCGCCAGCATCGAGCGACCACGTTGCGCCGAAGAGCAGCGAGCCGCCGCGCTGGAAGACGCCGGACAAGTTGATTGTGCCGAGCGCGCCGGTCACGGAATCGACCGGAAGATAGCTGGCCTTCATCGTGCCGCCCTGAATGAAGAACAGGCGGTTTCGATAGAGCCAGACGTGAGACAGGGCCGAGGTGGCGACGCCGGTAATGGCGGCCGATACCTGCACCACGCCGCCAGGAATATTCGCCGTGGCCGAGCCGCCCGCGCCGCCCGTGATGATTTCGTTGTCAACGAAGGTGCCGGTGATTGACTGGATCATCAGCGAACCGGTCGCGCCGTTATCGACATTCTTGACGATGGTCGCGACCGCGCCGCTGGTGCCGCCCGTCACGGTGCCGCCGCTGGTGAAATTGACCGTCTGCGCGTCGAAGTTCAGGCGATAGGTGGCAAGGCTGTTGACCGCTGTCCAGTCGAACGTCGTGCTGTAAAGCTGAAGGAAGTCGGTGCCGTTGACCGCGACCACGAACGAGCCGCCCGACGTCGTGAAATTGACGTAGGAGTAATAGCCAGAGGTCTGGCCGGTGATCGATGCGGCCGGCGGCGTGACGGCATCGGCCGGCGCCGTTACGTCGCGAACGGTCGTTTCGTCACAGGCCCAAATCTTCCTCGTGCCCCCGGCGTTGTAGGTGATGAAGCTTTCGACCGGGTCGCTGCCGATCGTGGCGCGCTTGACCGAACCGCCGCGCATGATGATGCCGGTTGACGTCGGAAACCAGTTCTCAAGCGTTTGCGCCGAGAAGGGCCTGGACTTCACGAGACTCTGATTGGTAACCCATCCGGAGACAGGCGCGCCGAACGTGTAGGGCTGCGCAATGGCGCGCGAGGTCGGCGGCGCAGCCTTCCGGCGACCGGGAAAACGTTCGTACCTCACGCTGCACCTGTGACCGTGCCAGGCCATGCGACGCGCCGGCCGCGCCAACTGACAGCAGGCTGGCCGGAAACGACGGGCTTCGAACCGCCGTCGGTGTCGATCCCGCGCAAAAGCATGTCCTGATAGTCGTCAAAGTCCTGCTCGTAGGCCTGCCCCTTGTTCTGCTTCCAGCGGGCGATGATCGCCTTTTTCAGCAGTTCCTCGGAAAGCCGGAAGCTGTCCGCGTCTTCGGTGAACAGGGTCTTCTTCGACGTGTCGCTGGCGGCAACGATCTGGTTCGAGACGTAGAAGAACGTGACCGTCTCACCGCTCGCCATTACCGGCCACTGGTGGAACTGGTCGCCGTAGATGATCCAGTAGCCGTTCACGGTGGCGACCGGCGTCACCTGCAGTTCAAGCCACTGATCGGGGCTGGTCAGATGTTCGGTTGCCCACTGCCAGCGCGACGACCACAGGGACGAGGTCTTCTGCATGCGGCGGAAGTCCGACGGCATATCGAACGCATCGGCCACGCTGTCGCCCGTGAACGTCGTCTGGATCAGCAGCTTCTGCCAGTCGTGAGCGTCCGCGATTTCGGACGCCATGACGTTGGCGAGTTCCTGCATCTCGACCATCTCTCGACTGGTCGCGCCATAGAGCAGGCTCGGCACGTCCATGCCTAGCACTGTCGCGGCGCCTTTGACCACGTCGAGGATGGACATCAGGCAGCTTCCTTGCCCTTGCCCTTCGGCTTCGTCAGCTCCTCGATCATGGCTTCCATTGCGGCCTGGCGTTCCACTAGCTCGGCAATCTGCGCATCCTTTGCGGCCTCACGCTCGGCGGCCTTTGCAGCATCCGAATTGGCCAGGAACAAGCCGGCCTGCTTACGCAGGTCACGCACGTTCGGCAGCCGCACGCGGTCAAGCTGGCCGTCGGGCAGATCGCGCACTTCCTCGACCGTGCGGATGCCGGCGGTACGCAGAACCTCCGCCTGCTCCGGTGTGACGCCCGACCAGGCGGCAAGCGCCGTGCCGTTGAGCGGGATTTCGCGGCCCGCCTTGAAAGCCTCGTAAGCCGGCTCGATCTGGTTCCAGCGAGCGGTCATGAAACGCAGCTTCTCGCCGTCCTGGTCCTCGCCCATAAGCGAGGGATCGGGGAGCAGATGGCGAACGCGTTCGGTGGTGCGGGTGTTCAGCGGGGAATGCGACGGCGAATACGTCACCCAGTCCTCGGGCTGAAGCTCAAGGATGCGTCGATTGCTGGCGTCCAGCTTGTAGCCCTTGGTGTCGCACTTCTCCGTCACCGGGTCGCCCTTGACCGGCAGTTTCTCGTAGCTCGTCTTGAACCCGATCACGCGAATAAGGGGCTGCGCTTCACTCATAGGTTTCGGCTCCTGAAAACGTTGTGGCGCCAGCGGCGCCCTACTGGTTGATCACATCGACGATGCCGGGAAACTCGGCGAGCAGTGCTGCCCACTCGGCCTCCGACAGGTTTTCAGCCTTGGCCAGGTTGACCGCGTTGCGGTGCTCGCCACCGTTCCAAAGCTGGCGGAATTTCGGGAAGATGCCGGCCTGGGTATCGACTGCGACGGGCTCGGCAGGTGCTTCGTTCTTGTCGGACTTGTCGACCATCTCTGGCACTCCTTCGCTGTTGAGGAAAAGGCGGGCCACGCTTCCGCAGCCCGCCCCTGCTGATCAGTGCGGGAAGGCGCACATGATGATCTTCGACGCGGCGAGGATCGCGTAGGCGCAAACCGTATCGGTCACAGCGGCGGCCACCTTCAGGGTGCCGTCGGTAGTGGCCGAAAGGACGAGCGCCTGGCCGGAAGCGCCAGACACCAGGGTCGTGGTCAGGGTGGCGACACCCTTGACCTGGATCCAGCCATATTCGCCGTTGCCCGGAGCGCCTGCGAGGATACCCGCGCCGTTGCCGGCCGTGTCCGACACGTCCGAAGTCACTTCATTCGTGACGCCGGTCGACACACCGCCCGGTGCATAGAAGCCGACGGCGTTGCCGGCGACGGCGGCAACTGCGCCGGCGCCTTGATTGTACTTCACGAAGCGGTACGTCTTGCTGTCGTAGGATTCGTAAAGGTCGCCGACCTTCGGAGCCTTACCGGAGTTCGCCCCGGTAAGCTGCGCGGCGGTGTACGTCTGGGTGACGTCGATACCAACAAAAGAGGTCATCGTTCTCGCTCCTTATGCCGCGTCGAAGATCACGCCCTGAAGCGAGCGGTTCGAGCAGACGAGATTGCCCATCCAGTAGAAGGGGATGACAACCGCATCCTGGTTGACGGGCTTCTTCTCGTCGTCCTGCGTCCACTGCGCCTCCTTGTGCTGGTCGACGTAGAGGTAATCGGAGTTGAGGAAGTAGCCCTTCTCGGCCGTGGTCGTGAAATTCGTGTTGTCATCGAAAATCACGTCGGCGGTCTTGTACTTCAGCCCGATGAAACCGGACTGAGCCATGTCGGCGTCCATGTACCGCTGAAGCTGCTGCTCGCCGGTTTCGTACAGCGAGTAGAAGTCGTGGCTAAACGTGATCAGGTCTGGCTTGTCGGCGCCGCGGTTGAGGGTGAGCCACACTGCGTTCATGTCGGCCTTGAAGGTCGCAGCGTTGGCCGCGGAAGGCGACGCGGCAAGATTGGTGCCGGTGGCCTCGCGGAATTTGTTGCGCCAGAAGGTCCACGTGGCGGAATCGATACCGCCGACGATGCCCTGACCGTTGGTCTGCAGGATGTTGGCCAGGCCGCCGATCTGGTTCGACAGCGAGCCGTCGGAATAAAGGTCGACGGAGAAGTTGTTGGCCGCCGTCTTGAGCGCGTTGTTCTTCTTGGTCTTCACCAGGTTGATCATTGCGAACTTGCCGGAATTCTGGCGAAGCTCCTTGCCGCTCGATACGACATGCAGCGCGACCTGCGCCCAATCGTACTTTGCGGAGGTGACGACGTCAGAGCCGTTGGTGTTCAGCGTGTCGAGGCCGGCATAACGCTGATAGGTCGAGTTTTCCGCGTATTCGAGCTGCACCTGAATTTCGGTGCCGCCATCAAGGTTGCGGATCTTGTTCTTCTTCTTCAGCCGGTTGAGGAAGGCGTTGTTCTTCGAAACGTTGTCCGCCACTTCCGTCGCGCTGTTGCGAAGGGTGGTGGACACCATTTCCGTGAAGGTAGTCGACGGACCAGCCATCGCTATTATCCTTTATGGTTCCGGTCGTAGACAGCGGCCAGTTCTTCATCTTCGGTGAGAACCCGAGCCTTGCCCGACGCTGTTGAGGGGATGTTGACGGAGTTGGCGCGCTTGGCCGCGTCGACCTTTCCGGTGTCCTTGGGAGCGGCCGGTTTCGCGGCGGCTGCCTTGGCCCTCAGATCGGGATCGGCGTTGACTGCCATGTCATAGGCCAGGTTGAACACGGCCTCTTTCGAGGCGGTGGCTCCAAGCCGGTCCCATGCATCGTTGATGAAAGCCACCATGCGCTTTTCAGGGATTTCCGAGTAAAGCGGCTTGTCGGCTGACAAGCGGCTCAACTCTTCGTTGGCGGCGGTGGTGGCGTCGCGCTCCTGAAGGCGCTGGTTTATGCGGTCGTCGATGTTCGCGGAGTTGTGGACAGACGCGAGCATCTGCTTCAACCCGGCGATTTCCTGCCGCAATTCGTTCTCGCCCTGCTGGACGGTCTGGCCGAAGACAGCCGCGACCTTATCGCGAATGCCATAGCGGTCGATGATGTTCATCACCGTTTCGACCGGGGCCTGATCCATGCTCTGCTGGACGTTGAAAAGATAGTCGATCGCCTGTGCCGGCGTGATCACTCGACCATCCGCACCCTTCTTGCCGGTGTTCGGGTCGAAGTATTTTCCGTTGCGCTCGATGACATCCTGAATCGGCTTGTAGGCAGATGCCTGCCGGCCATGATCGGAAAGCCGCTGCTGAAGCTCCTGCTCGCGATCGGCGACGAACTTACGGAGCTCGGCCGGCGCCTTCTCCCAGGCCTGCTTGACGTTGTCAGCGACGCCGCCCTTGATGCCCTGCCAGTTGGCCGGGAGAGGAACCAGCTCGGCGCCAGGCGTCAGACTATCGCCGGCCTGTCCCTCTCCACCATCGCCGCCAGTACCCGCCGGTTCAGCGGCCTCGGCAGCAGATTTCTTGGCCGGATCGGGGCTGGCAAACTTGCCCTGATCCCGCTCAGCTCCATTATCGCGCTCGTGCTTGTTCCAGATCGCTTCCAGCGCAGCGTCGTCTGTGACAGTCGCCGCGGCATTGCTGTTCGCCGCCTCGGCGAGGGCACCCGCGGGCGGGGCGTTGTTGGCTAGGCTTTCTGCTACAGCAGCGCTCATCGAAATTCCTCTGACACCTGAAGGCCCCGCTTCTTGCAGAAGTCGGGGTTGCGAAATTTGCCCTTGGTCGGTGACAGGCTTGGCTCGTATTCGACGCAGTTGTTGCGCTTCAGATCATCGCGGCGCTCCGACCGTGACGTGATCATTCGGCCATCGATCGGCGAGGCGTAGTCCGGGATGTCGGAGATGACGTTTGGCATGACGACCTGCCCGGCGAACGGCTTTTCCATTGGAACGCCGGTTCGCCGGTCGACGAAGATGCCATCGCGGAAAACGTACCTTGCCAATGTCCTGTCCTGCTTTTGGGGCGGGTACAGGTTGCAAGGTGTCAGTGCGAAATTCTAAGCCGCTTGTGATACAGTTCAGGCATGCAAAACGACGGTGAACTGGAAATGGTGATGAGACACGTCAAGAAGGGACGTGAACACATCGCCCGCCAGCACGAGATTATCGCTGACTTCAAGGACAAGGGCTTTCCAACCGGGGAAGCCGAAGAGTTTCTGGCAACGCTCCTTGAACTTCAACGCCAGCACGAAGAGCATCTTGCACATGTCCGCAAGAAGTTGGGCTTAGAGGAGTAGCAGCACCGCGTCGTCATCGTCACGCATGGCCGCCATTTCCCTATCGATCACCATCCGGCCAAGACGCCGCTCCAATGCTGCCGCGTCGGGAAGCTCGATCGGCGGGGCTTGGAAACCGGCGAGCAGCGCGTTGATGATTTCCGGCGATACCGCCGGCCACTCGGCCAATTCCAGGATCTGCGATGGCGGCTCGTTCAGGTCGACGACCTTGCCATCACGAACATATTTGACCGGCTTGCGGTAGTAGCCGCCTGGCTTGAAGAGCGAATCGAGGTCCGCGCCCTTTGGGCCGAAGTAGCGATTGCCGTAGTAGCGCTTGCCGAACCAGCGATCAGCAAACATCAGCTGGGATCCAGAATGACCGCAAGTCGGTTGCCGTCCTGGTCGACAGAAGCGTTGATGCGGTCCTTCGTATCGTTGGTATCGCGGAAGATGGCTGTTCCGGTGCCGAGGCCGTTCGCCTTGCCGAGCAGAGCTGCAGACCACAGGCGCCAACCCTGCCGAGGCGTCAGGCCGGGCTCGATGCCGGATTCACGATCAAGCAGAGCGTCGGCATTCTGGTTCGCGGTCGGGATATCGCCAACGGCAGCTGGGGCGGCCGGCAAATTGTCGGTCTTGGCCTTGATCCCGGCCGTGTCTGCTTTGACCGCTGCGATGTCGGCCGAGACAGAGGCGCCGGCAGGAGCGCCGAGCTTGTTGCTGATGGCAGTGTCGTTGCTCGCCAATGTCGAAAGCTGCGTGTCGAGATTGGCCGAGGCCATGCCGACTGCGGCTCTCACACCAGGCGCGTCCAGATCATCGAAGCCGGTGACGCCTGTTCCCTTCGCAAGCACGATGTTGGTGCCGGCAGTCAGCACGCGCGTCGCAGTCGACCATACGGCATCGAGGGCGTTCGCTGCGAACTTGGCAGCAGTGATCGCGCCGGCCGCAAAGGTGTTGGCCGTGATCGCACCCGAGTTCCATGCCGTTCCGCCCGCATTCACGACATTGACGCCGATCTGAGCGCTGGCAGTATTGACCGCTGCGCCTGCGATCTGCGTGGCGTTCGCCGACACAACGCCAGCCGTAAGGCTCACCTGGCCGGTGCCGGTGCCAGATGACAACAGCACGCTCGCGCCAATATCTCGAGCCGTCTGTGCGGTGCCGCTTATACTGCCGACGTCAACGCGCCCGCTTGCATCGACGGTTGCGGTGCGCCCCGTGGTGGTGTCGCGGCGGAAAAGCTCAATGACGCGGGTGACCGGAGCCATGCTCGCTTGTGTGATGTGCAGCACCTGCTCTTCGGCATCGGACGTTGACGCAATGGTCGTGTCTTCGTCGATCAGCAGCGAGTAGACGCCCGGCATGTTGGCTGCCGACAGTTCGGTGACCGTTGGTGTGGTGTAGACAGTCGCCGTGCCGCCGTTGCGGCTCCGGTAGACGGTGAACGAAGTCAGACCAGTCTTGCGCGTGGTCAGGTCGACACTATCGACCGCCACGAAATAGATGACCTGATCGATCTTGCCGCTGGGGATCCTCATATGCCGTATCTCCCGCGCGTGATCGCGAACAAATTGGCCATGTCGGTCTGCGAGAGAACCGCACCCTCCCACATCGTGAACGTGGCCATCCTGCCGCCGTTAGCCCATTTGCCGTCACCGCTACCGCGAGCAGCGATTTCAAAGGTCTGCGACGCGTTGGACGCCGACGGCGTGGTGTAAGTCGACGTGAACGTTTGCACCGATCCATCCAGGAACATGAAGCCAGTCGTCGCGGCTTCGTCGACCGACAGTCCAATGGCATGCCAGGCGTTGGCGGAGGGGCTAAGGGTGCTGTTGAAGTCGAGGGCGAACGATGCGCCGGTCTTCGACACGTTGAAGCCCAACACGCCCGAGGCGGTCAGCGTGAGCCGGCAGCCGATATTGCCCGGAGCATTGACGTTATCGCCGAAGATGCCGCTCGCGGTCGCGACGTTGGCGAAATAGTTGTAGCCGAAATACGAGAACTTGGCGTTGTCCTTATGCAGGTTCTGCATCCAGGTTTCGTTCGTCGTGTCGTAGCGGAAGAAATCACCGCCATCGAACGAGAAATATTCCGAGGATGAGCGCCCGTTTGTCGTTCCGTTGATGGTCGGGTCGTCGGTCGTCGCGGTGCCATCTGCGCCCCGGAAAAAGTCGTAGCCGTTTCCCGATGTATCCAGCCATTTGGTCGATCCGGCCGGCAGCGAAGCGCCATCGGGCGCGTCGAGGCAGATTTTCAATCCGGTCAGCAGTCCGAGCTGAGACACGAATTGAAGCATCCGGCGCCGACGCAAGAAATTCGGCGTGATCTGCTCAAACTGCGGCTGAGCGCCGGGGGTGAACTGGCCTTCAAGCATCAGCCGAGATTGGCCCCTGCGACCGCATCCGCGACCGATTTCAGCGCGTTGTATTCCGTGGTCAGCTTCGCGAACTGAGCCTTGGTCGCGGCCTCGTAGGCGTCGCTCGTGCCGAACGCCTGCACGGCCGAGATGACTGCGGCGAAGTCGGTGGTGATGGCAGCCAGGGCGGCAGATGCGCCCGTGGCGTTCTGCTTCACCTTCAGCATCACTTGGCGCTGGTCATAGATGCGCTGCGCGATGGCATCCATGCCAACGTCGATTTCACTGGTTGTAGCCATTTGCCGGGGCTCCTGGGTTGTGTTGCGGGATCTGCATCGGAACAGCCGTCACGGCACGGCCTTGCGCGTCCCTGACGATCTGCTTTGGCTTCGAAAGCTCATGGATGAGCGCCGCCAATAGCTGGCCGAACTGGTCACGCTGCGCTGCCATCTCCTTCAGCAGCGCCTGGCCGTCGATCTGCTCGGGATCGGGCGGCGGCACGATGCCGTTGGCAAGCAGCACCTGATTCTGGTCGATGCGCGCGGCCTGACGCTTGGCCTGAAAGTCCAGCCGCTTCTCAGCCATCGTCATATCGTGGCTTTCGCGCTTGAACTGCATGTCTTGCGCTGCCGCGTCCTGCTTGAGCTTCGCATCAGCAACTTTTGCCGCCTGGTCCGCTTCTCGCGCCTTCGCGTCCGCCTGAGCTTTTTGTTGTTCGGCACTAGGAGCCGGAGGCTGGCCGGCTTTCGCCTTGGCATCGGTCACCATCTTTTCCAGAACGTCCTCGACCGACTTGCCGAGATTGAACAGGCGGGCGTTAGCGGCGAAGATTTCGATCGCCACTTCCTTCGACATCTCGCCCTGCTGGATGAGCGGGCCGACAGCAGCCCAATAGGCGCCGGCCGCCTGCATGAACTCGGCCGTCTCTGCCTTCTGCCTCGTCAGGTCCGCCTTGACCGTCGAATCGCTCTCGACATCGATGCGGTACATCATGGCCAGGCGCTGCGTCAGAAGCTGCTGGATTGACTGAAGCTTGGCCAGCTTGGCCTGCCGCTGCTGTTCGGCCTCCTGCGCCGCCTGCACCGCGGCCTGATACTGCTGTTGCGCCTGCGGCGGCAGTTGCGCCCCTTGCGGCGGTGGCGGTGGCGGCTGGACGGGCGTCAGGTCTTGCTGCGTTGGCAGGATCTGAACACCGGTCATCTGCTGCAGCGTCTCGTGCGAGAATTTGGCCGGGATGATCTCCGCCATCATCACGAAGATGTCGCGCGCGCATCTCTCCATCATGCGCTGCATCTTCTGAATGCGCAGCGAACCCCATTGCGTCTTGATGTTCTGAGCCGTGGCCGTCTCGCTAGCCTGCGAGGCGCCGCGCACGATGTCGGAAATGCCGGTGATCTCGTAAATGGCCTGCTTGGTCTGTTCGCGGGCGCCGTAGAGTTCCCGCAGAACGGCGATGAATTTTTCGACAGGCCAGAACGCGACCGCGCCGGACAGGCCGCCATTGGCTGCCCAGATATCCGCGTTCCCGATCGGCACGAACTCCGCGTCCTCGGCCGCCAGCATGTTGGCGATGTCGCCGGCATCGCCCGGATACCAGCCCTTGACCTTCATGTGATTGGTGATGATGCGGATGCGCTTCGTCGTCAGGTCCAGTTCGTCGGCGAGCTTGCTGTAGATCGCGAACGGATTGACCGGCATCAACCGGCCGGTCAGTTCGATCGGCTGCACCGGCGCCGGGGTCGAGAAGAAATCCGTCAACTCAAGCGGGTCATCTACCTTCTTCAGCACAACGCCGTTGTCGTCGACAAAGATGACCTTGCGGCTGCTCTTGTCCCAAACTTCCCATCCGGTCAGGTCGCTGTCGCTTTCGCCGCGGCCCTTCTTCTCGGCGTCGTCCGTCTGGACGCTGATAAGGCCGGCGTCGAACACGGCATCTTCATCTTCGCGCTGCACGACGAAGCGGAATGCGTCCCATGGCCGACCTTTCCAGCGCTTCGCCGGGCCGTGCCTGTAGTCCCGCCAGCTCACGGCCTCGAACTCAATGCACTCATTTGCGAGGCGTTCGACCGGCGATGCGCCTGGCTGAATAGCTGCACCATACGCGTCGCCTGCAGTCTCACCGCTGTCGGGTTCTTCCGCAGCACCGTCGGCTGCGGCGTCGCTCGCGCGCTCAAGCTCATCGCTGGTCGCTTCGTCCTTTACGATGTCGCTTTTGAAGCGAAGGCGGATGATGCCGCGACCAGCCAGGAAGCCGTCTTGTGCCTCGCCTTCCAGTTCGACCTGAAGCTTGGAGTCGTCGACCTGTGTTCGAATGGCGCGCTCGATCAGTTCAGCAACATCCTTGGCCGCTGGATCCTCATCGGCGAAGCGGCGCCGAATATCGGGAGCGGGCGGGCTGTTGATGATCGCCGGAACGATGGTCTCGACGTTGGCGAAGAGAATGTTGAAGTCGTAGGTGTTGCCAAGTGTGGCAGACGTGCTCAAGTCGTCCGACTTGGTTTCGCCAGTGTAGGCCTTCACCGCCCTTTCAGCGTCGTCCATCCACTGCTTTTCGAGCTTGCCGGCGGCCTCGACGCGCGCAAGCCACTTCGACCCCTCTTCCCGAAGAGCCGCGCCCTGCTTCTGCTGGTCTGGGGTGCGCTTGTCTGCTTTTGCCATGGCGGGCAGGATGGCGACACCAAATGCGAAATTCTAAGCCGCTTGAAGAATCGCTCGCAGACGTTGATTGGTCGCCAGCAAACCTTTGCCAACCGATCACGACTGTGTTACGATCAATTAGTAAGCGCTAAATATATGGTCTGACGGCTGCCTGGGAGAGATTTCTAGGCATCTCATTTAGCTGGCTTGCCTTGGTTGACCAGCAATTCCGCGATTTCTGACGGCCTACTGAGACTTAGATTCGAATTGTATCGATGCTTCTTCAGCAAATTTGCTGACGAAGATGCCTTTTCTATGCCGAACACGCAGGGAGGGAGGTGTGTTGCCATGCTTGTAGCTGATAGAAGTGAGCTTGTTCGCAAGGCATTTGCGGCAGGAATACTTACCGCCACGAAAAATGGCTCAATCCTAGTAAACGACAAAGGCGAGAGGAGATTTCGGAGGCTCATCGAGCGTATCGGCATCACCGAAGAAGTGGCGAAGACGCTTGCGAACGGGGGGTTCTAGGCGCGCACCGGCCCGGGAGTACTCCCATTCCAAATTTTGTATTCCCGACCTTCGACATCGAACTGTACAACGCCGAGCAGAGTATAGAGGCTCGTTGGGCGGCCGAAGGTGGTCATCTGTCCGTTGTTGGGCTGCCGATCGGAGATTCGATCCATGTGAAGCGCGTAGGTGATGGCTTCCGGGCTGACTTCAGATCCGGGTCAATTCGCTACCTCAGCGGTATCACTGAGACCGTACCGGGAGATTGGTGCCGTGTCTGGTGGACAGGACTTGAATGTGGTGTCCGCCAGGAATCGGAAGACGAGGTTTACGGTACTGTTTTCTGTCACGCACCGGGTCGCGCAGCGCTTCCGAACGTGGTCATCGTGCCCGGTGGCAACAACACTTTCAACATGGGGCCGCCAGGAACACGTGTCGTTTCCAGCGCTGTTCTTCTCTACGAGGGTCCATTGGTCAACGTCACCATCGGGGCAACTCTAATTGAGAACGACTCGGGCGACGTCGAAGAAATTTCCCAAGAGGTGGCTCAAAAAATCGTTCAGGGCGGCGCTGCTCTCCTGGGTGGCCTCGTTGGCGCGCCTGCAGACGCGATAGCAGACCAAACTTGGTATCAGGAAGGCATCGGCCTTGCTGTTGGGCTTGTCTTGGATGGGATCTTTGGCATCGGCGATGACCCATACACACCGCAATCGATTTTCGTGCCGTGGCAAGAGATTGCGGAGTTTCGGCCACCCCAGTCTTACCAACGTCCCGGAAACCCTCAGATTATTACCTACAGTAAGTTCGTCGATCTGACTGGTACCGACGACGGGGGAGATTTCGGACACTACCGTTTTTACTACATGTTTGAGCATATGAACGCGCCGGGTTAACGACCCTGGTGCGTTCTGCCGATCTAAGGAGTCGCGCGACAAGGAGGGTTAAATGGACCAAAACCGTGAAGCTCTGACCAATGCACATGACACCTTCGCCAAAGCGCTGGATGCTTTTGCGAAAATGGTGATTTCCACTGCTAACAATGGGAAGGACATTGGTGACCTAAAGGGGATAGCAGTTCTTGCTGCCGACGAGGGCGCTGCTGTGAGAAGGGTCATTATTCGGACTGGCGGGAGTTGCGGGGTTTACGAAGATCCGCCTGGCACTTGCCGGCTGTGCACGCCTGAGGAGGACCAAGGCGAGATTTTTCAAACGCCTTAGCGGGCTCTAGAGCCGGCGACGACGCATCCAAATTATTCGTCCGGTGCCACCTTGAGTTTCCGCACAATCAACTCGAACACGATGTCCGAAATCCACATCGCCGACACTCCGATGAGGAAGGCGCCAGCAAGCGTTGTGGTGTCGTCTGCTGTGTCGGGCAGTGGCAAGCCACTGGTCTTGAACCAAGCGACCGCTGGCAGGGTCAGATATGCCGCCGCCAATGCGCCGCAGATCGGCGAAGCGAACATCTCCCGGAGCTTGTAGCGGTGGCGGGACAATGCTCGCAGAATGCCGCCGGAGAGGCCCGCAATCAGCACTGGCGCCTTAATTCCAAGGAAGTCGAGAAGTTCGTGCATCAAGGCCTCCAGCCGCACAGGGCGGCGCCTTTGCGGTTGTGAGCGAGGATCGCCCTAGCCTCTCCGTCAGACAAATCGGCGACGGCTGCGGCTGAAAGGCGGATCGGCGAGGAAACCGCGCAGAAACCACCCTTGGGCGTGGTGCAGCCTGCGAGCGCCATCAGAATCGCGAGCGTCAGTCCTTTGACCATGTGCCCAGCTCCTTTCGGGCGGCATCAGTCGGCAAGGCGCCAACATCATTCTGCACCTGGTCGGCAATATCGCGGGCCCTTGCCTCTTGGGCCGCCTGCTTGGCGCGCTCAGCCCGTGCGCCAGCTATGCGCTGCTGAAACCCCCAGACGATAGCGGCGATAAGCGCGCCGCCGGCTGCCAGGACATAGGGCGCAATCTGCGCAAGGAGTGCGGTGGCAATCTCGACCATCTCACATGTCCTTTGCACGGATGCGCCGCAGAGCTTCCGTCAGGATGCCAGAGCCCACGATGTAGAGCGGCAGCCAGCGATCAGGGATGTACTGGTTGAACAGGCTCGGGTCGGTCGCGCTGAGCACCGTCAGGATAGCGCCGCCGAGCATCTGAAGCCGAGCCCAGGCGATGGTCTCGGAATCCTTGAACCAGGCGCGGATTTTGCTCCACATGGTCATGTCCTTCCGAAGATCCGTTTGAGGATGGCGAAGAGCGCGGCCCAGAATGGATTGCGCTCTTTGGCGGGCGTAGGAAGCTGCGGCGCCGCCGGTGGCGGTGTGAGCGCAACGGGGCTCGGGGCGGGCGCTGGCGGAGTTGCGGGCGTGGTCATCAGCATCGCTTGGATGCGCACGGCCACGACGCGCCGCTGCCACCCCTTCCCGAAGGTCGGCCAGGTCGGCACGCGCTCGAGGAACTTGAGCCGGGCATTGCAGATTGTGTCGATCAAGACGCCTGCCGGCTTGGCACGCACTGCGGCGAGCGTAGCAGGCCCAATGCGTCCATCCTGGACGACGCCGACGCCGCAGGCCGCCTGAAGGTATTTCGCTGCCCTGCCCGGCCCGCTGTTTACCGCAAAGTCAAACACGGCATAGTCGACGCCGTCGGGCAGCTCGGCGCCCGCAATCGCGTCCCAATAGAACCGGCGGTAAACCGTCGCCACCTGGTCATCCGTGATCTTCTTCAGATCGGCCTTAGTGGCATCGGCTTTGACGTAACGGCGGAAGTTGGTAAGCGTCACGCCTTTCATGGTCGCCCCACCCGGATCGGCAGCGTTGTCCGACCATCCGCCTTCCGACTTCAGGACGAGAGCAAGCGAGCGCGCAAAGTTCCGGTCCATCGACGGCTCCGTTGACGATGGGCGCCATCCTGTATGCGCGAGCAGCGAAACTCTAAGCCGCTTGATCGCCTGGCGTGTTTGGTGAGCCGTGTTAGGCCCAAGCCCTCACAACCATGTTCCAGTTCGCCTCCGACAGATTGCTGTCGGCGGCAGAGGTGAAATTGACGATGGCCGGGAGCACGTTGCTGCCGTATTTCACGCTAATGTTAGTGGTGTCCACTTTCATGGTCCAACCAACCGAGGAACCGCTGCCGTCGTTTCCGTCGTAGCGAGTGGGGGAGCCGATATAAAGCTCCTCACCAGCGGTGAAGCCACCTTGGGCAGTAACGCAGATAAGCGACACTTCGACTAGCTTCGGCTTTACCCCGAAGCCGTGGGCTACCGCGAAAGAGCCGCTCGATGTAATAGCCTGCGCCGGGCTTTCGTAGGACTTGCTCAAGGCAGGCGTCACCCACTGGGGCGCCGTGACCCCCGCATTCATTTGCAGAACCTGGCCAGCGGTGCCTTTCGGAAGTCGGGCGAGCGCCTTCGCGCCAGTGGCGTAGAACACATCGCCGGCAGCGACGGAGGCAGGCAGCGGAGCGAATATTTGCTGCGCAGCGCCGTCACCGATGACAAGCACGTTTTCGTCAGTGTCCCACTGGATATCACCCTCTGCCGTCGGCGTGGGCGCTGCGCTTTGCTTGAGCGTCAGCGTCGGGGTAACGATGGTCGTGTTTGGCGCGATAGCAATGGCTGCTCCGTTCGCTCGCTGGTAGGACAAGCAGCGCCAATTGCCACCGCCAAGCGACCGCATCCGCGCTACATCGCCTGCCGCCGTGGTGATGTTCGCGCCGCCGGGAAGGATGAGGCTGGTAGCGTTGTGCGTGAGCGTCAGCGCACCAGCAAACACCAGGTCGCGCTCAGCGCCAGCCGCCACAGTTCCAAGCGCCGTGATCGTGACCGTGCCTGTGATGTTGATGAGCGTACCTGTGCTGTTTGCCAGGTTGACAGTCGCGGCCGATGCCATGTCTGCGCCGGCTGCGCTGAGATTATCCGCGCCACCGACCGCCGTACTGGATCCGGAGCCGCCAGACGTCACCGGCCGGGCCGCGTTTGCATCCGCTACCAAGTCATCGACTAGCGCATTGTACTTCGCGCTCTCGATCGTCGTGTTTGGGCTGCCCTTGGTACCCGGAGGGGCTGAGTAGACACCACCAGCGCGCGGCATAGCTGCTCCAATCTATCGATTGGCGCAATGATGGTGCCGGCAAAGCGAAACTCTAAGCCGCTTGAATGATGCCCGGCCTGTCGCGGGGGTCGGGGGGACTTGGAGAGCAGGCCGGGCCCTTACCCCGTTCCGAGCCGGGGCAGGCACGTATTATGCGCCACCTCCAGAGCGACTGACATTAACATTTTCTAAGACTTAGCTAATAAAGTCCAGCAAAACGGCCCGGCTCAAGGGTGCCCGGCCTGCGGGGGTCGGGGGACGTGGGCAGGCAGGCCGGGACTTTGCCCCGTTTGGCAGTGGGGCAAGTCTGGATATGGGCCACCTTGCGGCGACCGACACCCGAACTTTAGGCGTAACTCATAAAAAGCCCGTCGCAGCTAATAAGCGTAGGCGACGGGCTTCCTGCAATCTAGCGGCTAACACCCCCGAGGGATCGACCACTGGATACACAACTCACGGACGCGTGATCGGTTCCATTGGACGCTAACCGCGAGCGCGTCGCCGTCACGGCGTCGACCGCATTTCAGTTGCCAAGCATATGCTAAAGTAGGATGATGGCGGCTCGTGCAGCGGCTACCCCTAAACCCCGTCGCTGCATCTCTAGATTGGCCCGGCGCTCTATCCGCCGGGCCCTTTCTGTGTGATGGGGGCTATAGCCGCTAATTCAAGCACCTGCGCGAGCACGCCTCCGCCTTACCATCGCGTCGACGGCCTCCTTGACGGTCTGCTGGCTGCGTATCGTGCCATCCGGCTGCCCAACATACGCACCCTTGTCGCCTTCGGGCTTCTTCACCTCGGCAACCGCCTGCCGCCACGCGAGGCCGAGATAGCGGAATGCTGATGCGTAGTGCTCGGCCCAATTCTTGACCGGGATGTCGCGGAACGACTTCTTCTCGTCGTCATACTCGCGCCGGTAAGCCTTCAGGCCCTCGATGCCGTCTGCCACGCGTTCGGTCGTCCTGAAGCGCGCCATCTTGATCGTTTGCAGGCCGGCGTTGTTGCCTTCGGCCAGGCTCACCAGGCCAACCATCTTCGGCTTGCGCCCATGGTCCTTCAGCGTGTCGAGGCGCGTGCGCTTCGTCCCCCACTGCGGATGCAGGATGTCGTGCGGCACGTAGTCGTTGCCGTGGTAGCCCTGTTCGTCCAGCCACTTGCACCAATCGGACAGGTCTTCACTGTCCGGCACGTAGAAGTCGACGATCAGCGGCACGCCGTCGATGACCTGAAAACACCAGATCGGATTGTTCGATGCCTTGCCGAGATCCCATGCCGTATGCACCGGATGCCGGCAATCGATGTCGAACGGCGTGCCGATGCGCAACGCGCGCTCTGCCCGAGATATTTCGGCGCCCCAATAAGAGCCGATCAGCGCGCCTGAGAACGAACAGAAATATTCCTGCTCAATCAGCATGTCGGCCATTTCCTTGCCGAACAGGCCTTCGTACACGTCGCGCTGCTCTTCGATCGTCGCCTTGTCGATGGCGATAGTGTCGTCGGCTGACAGCACCTCGCTGAACCAGCCGCGCGGGTTTGTCACCGGGTCGAAGACGTTGCTCTTGACCTTGTCGAGCATGCCCTTGGCGTGATTGTTGCCGCGCGGCGTGGTGATGAACGATGCCCATCCGCCATTTTCAGCCAGGATCGGCGAGAGGTAGGCCCATGCTGCCGGGTTGGCCAGCGCCCATTCCGAAAACGTGATGCCGACCGGCGGCGAGCCGACCAGGCTGTTGAAATTGTCCGAGCCTACCACCTGGAACGTCGAGCCGACCTTAAACCGAACGAACATCTCATTGTCGTTCATGTTTTCGATCAGCACTTCAGGGAAGGCCTCAAACAGGCGACGCTTGCCGCTGTGCGGGTTGACCGCGTTCCAGATCGCTTTACGCGCCTGTGCGGCCTCGGGCAGCATGTGCCAGTAGGTGCCGGGCCGCTCGTGGGCGGACACCGCGTGCATGTTCAAATTGATTTCGTCCTTGCCGGCGCGGCGGTGCCAGAACAGGAGCTGGCGCTTGCAGCCCCGCTCCCATGTGTCCCAGGCCTTGCGCTGATACCGGCGCGGACGCCAGCCGTTATTCGGAAGCTGGATTGTCGGCATTGGCTTCCGAAAGCTTCAGCACCTGCACTACGAGCGGGCCGCCGTCGCCATCGGTCAGGGCAACCTTGCTGCCGTACTTCTTGGGCCTCATGCGCTCCGCCACCCATTTGCGCGTATCGATGCGAAGCCTGGACCGCTGGATGTGCTCACTGTTGACCTGTTCGGTGGTCGAGCCGTCCGCATTGGTTTTCGTGATGTAGTCGTTGCTGCCGTCATCGGCGATGTCCTGCATCTCGTCGACATGGGTGTCGGCCTGCATCTCGCGCGCACGCGTGTACTGGTTGCAGAACGCCTCGCGCGCCGGATCGAGCAGCCAGCGATGCACAGTCACCCTATCCGGCATGTCATCGGCAAGGCAGATCGACCGCAGGCTTTTGCCGTCGGCAAGTTGCTCGCAGATTCTATCGGCAATCTCTTGCGTGAACGAGGTTGGTCTAGCCATTTCCGCCTTCCTTCATCCTGATTAGAACGAGGCGCTTGGAAACTCCTAGACGCTTGGCAATTTCCCGCGGCCGGCAGCCGTCGTCGAGCAGCCGCCTTATCTCACGACGGCGCTTTTCTGCGATCTGGATCTTCCGGTGTCGGTATGGCCGATCGGCACGAGGATCTTTGAGCCGCTTGGCCCGGGCGATGCACTCGACCACGGTGCTGATGGAGATGTCCAATTCCTCGGCAATGGTCGAATAGCTGGCCATCCCCTCCCAAAGGTCGAGAATGCGGTTTCGCGTCCGAGCTACGCGCGGGTGTGTCTTCCCGCCCTTCTTGTTGAAGGACGAGAACCGGTAAAACGGCACGTGACCGTGTGGCCTGTCTGTCATTCGAACTTCCATGTCATGCGCGGGGAGCCAACTGTTGGCGGATCATGTCGAGCTGCGATGGCGTCGGTGCCGGTTGGTTGACCAACACCATATCGCGCCCGATCAGTGCGAGTTCGTCAGCGCGCTCATTGCCGATGATGCCGGCGTGGCCTTTGCACCATTCAAGCGTGACGGGATGTTGCGTCAGTGCGCCGTCGAGCATCTGCCAAAGATCAAGGTTGGCAATATTCGAATTCTCCGCCTTGGCGTTTGGCCCTCCCCTACGCCAGCCCATCATCCGCCACTTGTGCCGCCAGTCGTTGCAGCCGTTCACCGTATAGGCGCTGTCCGAGAACAGACGCGGCAACCGCTTGGGCTGGTTGTTGGTCACCCAGGCCAGCGCCTCTAAAACCGCCGTAAGTTCCATCCGTTGGTTGGTAGACTCGTGGGAGCCGCCACAGGCAGAGGCCACCTCCTGTTCGTCGAGATACACAGCATAGCCCCATCCCCCTGCCCCCGGGTTCGGCTCGCAGCAACCGTCGGCGTAGATAACGAGCCCAGGCGGGATCGAACGTTCGATCGGCTGGACGGCGCTCGCCAACCTCAGCCCGTTTTGATTCCGTCGCGATGCGGGAAAACTGTTGGTCATGGGCGGAAGTCCTTCAGGTTGTTGAGGATGTCGAAGCGCGCGCTTCGCACCGGCGGGTCTTTTTCGGTCGGGTTGGTCTCCAGCCGGCGCGCTCGCTCTTCCAGGCGGAGCTGCTGCTCCAGCCTGTCCTGCTTCTCCGCTTCGGTCTCGAAATGCCGGATCGGCACGCCCTTCTTCCTGATCTCGTCGAGCACGATGCGCAGCTGGTTGTCGCTCAGCCGAGCCTTGAACGTCTGACGCTTGCCGTTTTCCAGCAGGTCTACCGCCCAGCCCCGACCGCCCCGGTAGTATTCAATCTGGTGGACCGGCCGCCGATATTTGAAGCGTTCGTCCCGGCCCGTGATTGACAGCCGTTCGGTGTTCGACCGCCCAAGCAGCCGCCGCGCCATCCGGATTTCGGCCGGGTCCAAGCCGGACAGCGCCGATGCCGGCTGGTAGCCGGCCAGCAGCTTTTCGGCCATGCGCTGAATTTCATCTTCCGATAGGTCGTCGCTCATTCGTGCCTCGTTCGCCGATCATTCGCCGAGCCGTCCGGATAAGCCCCGGGTTAACCGGGGGGATAACCAACGGCCAAAAAGCTGAGCCCTACACGTGACTTGAGGGGTGCCCCGTCTCTTGCCCTCACAGGGAAAAGGAAGGAAAAAGGACAGGAGAAGGGTGTCTGTTTCTTATTGGTGTTCATTTTCGTCCACCCTTGAGCCTGTAGACGGCGGGGCCGTGTTGACGGCTTGCCGGCCTGACTTCCTCGACTTCGCCCTTGTCGATCAGGTATTGGCGCGCAGCAGCGAACCGATGCCGCCGCCAGCCGCCGCCGGGCATTTGTTCCGCCATGGCATTAGCGATGACGAAGTCGCGGCCCCAGTGGTGACGCCGGATCTTGGTGAGCAGGATGAAGGCGTCCGGGCTGTCGTCCATGAGGTTGTCGACTTCATCAGCCGCAAACACCACCCGAGGCCCGTAGCCGAACCAGTTCTTGCCCTCGACCTCGTAGCCCCAGGCGGAAGCCACTATCTTCAAGACCTCTTCGGCCGGGAGCGCCGGGCGCAGTTCTTCTCGGTTGTATTGCATGGCTGCTCCCATCAGCTCTTCGATGTTTCCGCAGTGGCGGGCGAATATCATGGACTGCCGCCACAGCGTGTCGTTGCGGTTGCCTTCTCGGGTTTGGGACACGCGGGCCGGCGGCGAAATGTCCACCGTGGTGGACAGATCCACTCCCGGCGCGTTGTCGTTGGTCAGGGGTATGGGCGCAGCCACCTGCAAGGACCGCATGACCGGCAGGCCGCCCAGGTCGTCCAGCTTGCCGGCGATGATCTCGTAGATGCCGCGCGAGCCGCGCGACGGCGGTGCCACCACGTATCCGTCACCAAGGATGTCGACCGGAACAGCCGGATCGGGACGGATGCGCCTGCCTTCACCGTTGCGCCTATACCAAGCCTGAAAGTTGCCCGACCCGCTTCTGACAATGAAAGGCGTCGGGCCATGCTTGGCGAGGCCATCGGCCAGGACGCGTTCGTCAGTCGTGTCGACATCAAGGACGGTTATCTTGTTACGCTTGCACGCAAGGCCGATGGCATCGTGCCCAGGAAACTTGATCGCCAGTTGCCCGCTCACCTTTGAGCCGAGCTTCAGATAGCCCTTCACGGCTGGCTTCTTGTCCTTACCGACGATCGACACCGGAAAGGTAGCAATGCCGTGTTCAGCGTAGACTGGTTGCCATTCCGCGAAGACGCCGCTCAATGCGCCCTCGCCTGAATGAGGTTGCTTTCCCTGATCGCAGCGACCGCCTCGGCCGCTGTCAGACCAAACCGCTGACGGAGTTGCGGCACCGCCGCCTTAGTCCTGTCAGCGCCGCCAGTGGCGAGCCATTGCGCGGCGGCTTGGACGTCGCCGCTATCCGTTACCGCTTTCGGCTCCGTCATGCGGCGACAGCCATGTCTTCGAGGATGGTGACGTCGGTGTGCAGGACATACCGGGCATGATGGCCCGGAAATTGGCCGGCGTGCGCTTCGTGGACCGTCTCGATGACGAAGCCCAGGGCACGGGCCTTGAATACATAGTCGGACCAGCGCGGCCCGGGATGCGTGATAGGCGTACAGCCGCCTTTGCCGGCGTTGACGAGTTGCTTCATCGCCCATGCGACTCGGCCGTCCAGCCGCATCGTCGCCCCATCGGGCTCAACCTTCAAGACTATGCTGTACTTCATGCAGCGATGCCCTTCTGACCACTGAGGTTCATCCTCAACCCGAGCTTCGCGGCGATTGGTGCCACCGGCACAACTATCCTCCCGCCAAGCCGAATGGTTTCGAAGTCACCCCTCTTGGCAGCGTCATAAGAGCCATTGCGGCTGAGGCCGTAAAACACTGCTCCGGCATCGGTCACTGAAATAGTTGGTCGGCTCAATGCGTCTTCAAGCGTCATTTCTACGCCCCTGTTTGTTCCGGTTTGGAATACGAATAAGCACTGCACATATAGTACGTTCCGCAAGGACAGACCACAAGGCCAGACAGTGCCGGAAATTAGAGTTATCCCCGGTTTTCTGCGGGTTTCGACCGGACAAGATTGCGCTTCAATCTATTTCCGTGTAGCGCTATGGCATTACAAAGGAGAATTTGGCATGGCGGAAGACGCGAAGCGTGGTGGGAAGACCGGAACGCTTACAATTCGCCTCGATCCGAAGACCCGGTTCATCCTGGAATATCTTTCGCGCCTGAAAGGCCAATCGATCACAACTGTTGTCGAGAGGGCCATCGTTGCCGCGGCGTCCCAGGAAACGGTTGCCGATCCACGATACCCGGACCAGCCCGATAGTTGGCAGCAGTTCTGGGATGTTAGCGATGGATGTCGCGCCCTCCGTATGGCCGAACGCCCGGAGTTTTTCCCTACTTATGAGGAGGACAGGCGACTTGCTTTCGCAAAGGAGCATTGGCCCTTCTTCTGGGCCTCGCACGATCGGAGCCGCTTCCTCAACTACTATGTGGACGTGCTTTGGTCACGGATCGACGAGTTCATCCAGATCCATGATGACAGCAAGCAGGCAGACTATTTCGCCGCGGGCAAGGCGATGCAGGAGGCGCTGCGGAACGCGAAACTTGCCGCGCCGGAGTGGCCCATCCCTACCAAGCCGAAACCCAAGCCCAGCGAACTGGATGACGAGATTCCCTTCTGAGAGGCATCGCCATGAAAGGCCACATTCGTGAACGCAGCCCCGGCCATTTCGCCATCGTCCTCGATGTCGGCGAGGTCGATCCCAAGACCGGCAAGAAGAAGCGCAAGTGGCATTCCTTCACCGGCACGAAGCGAGAGGCGCAAAAGGAAGCCGCTCGCCTGATCGCCGAACTAGATGCCGGCACGTACACAGAGCCCACGAAGCAGACCGTGGCCGAATTTCTGGACGAGTGGCTGACGTTCATCAAGCCGTCGGTCGCTCCAAAGACGCATGAGAGATACGCCGAGATATGCCGCAAGGGATTGGCACCACTGATCGGCAGCGTGATCCTTTCCAAGCTAAAGACCGACCGCATCGACGCCGCATTCACCACGGCTCTGACGACGCCGCGCGTCGACCACCGCAAGCAGAAGGACGGCGAGCCGCCAAAGGCCCTTCCGCCCTTGTCTCCGCGCACCGTCCATCACTACCGGCGAGTCCTCATCAGAGCGTTAGGACAGGCGGTGACGTGGGAGCGGCTGACAAAGAACCCGGCTACCGCCACGACGCCGCCGAAGGTCGAGCGCAAGAAGATGCTTGCCTACACCGTCGAGCAGACGGCCGCCCTATTGGAAACGCTCCGGCCGACGCGCATGTACATTCCGGTTTTGCTGGCGGTGACGTGCGGCCTTCGCCGTGGCGAAATCCTTGCCTTGCGTTGGCGCCATGTCGAGCTTGGCGACAATCTCCGCCGGCTCTCGATCGAGCAGAGCGCCGAGCAGACCGACGACGGCGTCCGATACAAAGAACCGAAGAGCGGCAGGGCTAGGACCGTCGCTCTGTCAGCCAGCACCGTCGCCGAGCTGAAGGCGCACCGCGCGCGGCAGGCAGAGGAACTGCTTCGTCTTGGCATCCGCCCCGACGCCGACAGTTTCGTGGTCGCCCAAGTCGACGGATCGCCGATACAGCCGCGCTCGCTTACGCATGAGTGGGTTCGCGTCCTCGGCAACACCGCCTTGCCCCGCATCCGGTTCCACGATCTACGGCATACCCATGCCACGCAGATGCTGTCATCTGGTGTTCATCCGAAGGTCGCCAGCGAGCGCTTGGGACATTCGACCATCGGCATTACGCTGGACCTTTATTCGCACGTCATGCCTGGAATGCAGGCCGACGCTGCGGAGCAAGTTGACGCCGCGTTGCAGGCAGCTATAAGCAGCGAACGGAAAGCCAAATAG